GGGCGGGATTCCATAACGGAGTAGGTGGATGGAGACCAGAACACAGTGGTACATACGGACAATATGAAGTTGTATCCAAGAAGGTATCCAGATGAAGTATGTCTTACGAGAGGGTGCACATCTTCAAAAAGAAGATGCCCAAGAAATCGGAGAAGCTATTGAAAGACTCTTAAAAGAACGTGATGGTCAACTCAGACCTGAAGACGTGGTGGAGGATTCCAAGAATCCTTTATCCATTTTCAATAAATATATTCACTGGGATGACGAAAGTGCTGCTAACAAATGGCGTATACACCAAGCCCGTAATATCATCAATAGTATTCGTATTGTTATTGAAGACATAGATTCAAAGCCTTTGGTGAATGCTTTCGTGAATATAACTGTTCTGGAACAAGGAAAGCGTTACATTGCTGTCAAGACTGCTATGAATAACAAGGAATATTACAAACAATTGCTAGATGAAGCTCGTTATGAAATTGAAATGTGGTATAAAAAATATAATTTATATCCTTCTTTAAAGAAAATTATGGGAGATATTGAAGGACCACTTGAAATGATTAAACGAAAATTACAATTATGATTATTCGGTGCGGTTGGTTCGGTCATGGTATGTATCGGTGGGATATGGTTGGGCGAGCTTTGGTCGGTAATGGATTGGTGCGGTGGGTTTGGGTACTGTACGGAATTATAATAATGAGTCAATTCAAATTGGTTGCTGATGTAGGTGTATCATATTCATTTGGTGGGTTGGAGTGAAGTAAGGTTGGTTCTGGGGAGGCGAGGTTAAGTCAAGTGAGTTATTTTGGGGCAAAGTTTGTAACGGTTTAGTGGGGTTTGGTATCTTGTCGTGGGGTAAGGAAATCATAATCATCATATTCATATGGTTTGTCGTAGTCAGGTGAGTTATCGTTTGTTGAGTTTTGTTGGGCTATGGAGAGGTAATTTGAGGAGACGTAAGTTTTGTTTTGTCGAGGCTTGGCAGGGTACGGAATTATTTCCTATTCACAAATACTATTTTATATTCATCTGGTTTGTTGGGGCTAGGATAGGTAAGGTAAGACAAGGTCTAGTCCGTTTAGTTGCGGAACAGTGAAGTATCGTCCGTTGTAGAGCGGTTCGTAGCAGTGCGGTAAGGCAAGGAAAAATATTTATAGAATAACATCTTCACTTTAGCACGGAATGAATTTAGGTGAGTTACTGAGAAAATATCTTACTCCAGTAAAAGCTCCTCTGGAATTGGATAGGAAAATAAGAAAGATGGTAGCTGAAGAACAAAGAAAGAAAACTCTGGAACAGAAGGTGCTCGGCACTTGGTTGACGACAGCAGACACATGTGCTCGTTGTAAAAAAACGCCTTATGCACAGGAGTTAACTTCTGTCGATTCCAATAAACCTACTATGACCTGCAGATATATTACTCATGATATGATGCAACAATTGGAAGAGAGTTCTGTCGCAAACAACAGAATTTGTATCTATCAAAGCAGAAGATACCAGCCGTTTATGAATATGACTATGCGAAGCAAACTTCTCCGATTGCTCCGTGAGGGTTTGCTTCATCAGGAGATAAAACCGATAGGTCGTTACGAGTGTTTAAAGTTTAAATCAGAAAGACATAAAAAAAAATAACAATCAATTTAGCAGGGTGGGAGAATTAGGTTAATCCACATGGCTCATGCCCATGAGAATAGTCGTTCAAATCGGCTCCCTGCTATTGATACGGTGAAGTACGTTCGGGTAAGTTGAGGAATGGTATTTTTAGGTCCGTTGAGTTGAGTTGAGGTCTGATGAGGTATAGTAAGGAATTATATATAAATGAAAGGATGATATTTGCAAAGAACAGGTGGCAGGTGGGTTTTCTTTACTGTCTTTTCCCTAAACACTTCAATCATTTAGGCAACCACAAGGAAGTAGACAGATATTTAGGATATATCGTTTCTTTCTCTGCCTATGGTGGTGAGTTTTTCCCATCTACCTCTGTTTGCAAAAAATATGAAATAAAAACGGGTGGAGGAACACAGGTGAAGCTCTCGTCTAAACAACGCACTCTTGATAACCTGTAGTCGCACACAAGTTTTGGGTTAAAAGGCACCAATGCTGTCTTGTGTGCTGTTCCGCCCAAAAAATTGGAAACATTTATATAGATTAAAATTATATAATTTAATGTATTTTTGCATGAAGATACACCTATGTTATGAGAAGGATAATATTTCCTTCTTAAAAAAACCGTGGAGGTTTGAAAAAGAGTATTCGAAAGAGAGGCATAGAGAGTTCCTATTTCACCAGCAATGGTTTCGACAACTTACTCTCCGCCTTTCGTTTTTCCAAATATTATGAAGGCATAAGAGGTTCCTCTTACACACCTTGTTAATGTCTACCTCTCGCCTTCTTTTTTAAAAAGAAAAACAAAATAATACTCTAAGGCACAGGAAGTTCCTATTAAACTCGGAACGGGAGACGTGGGTTCGATTCCCACCTCGCATCTTCGGGTGCGGGTAGCACAATGGTAGTGCACCTGTCTAAAATACTTCCCGCCTTAGTTTTCAAAAAAAACAATGGAATCAATGATACGTTTATTCAAGGCAGTTCTTATTCAAGATAAGATGCAAGAACAACCGAGTAAAGAATTGTTAGATAAGACTCTTGCTAAAGGATTTGTCTTTACCCCAGAAGTAATAGCTAACTATACAAAGCAACAACTCGATGAACTTATCAGTCTTGTAGAGAAGGAAGTTGGATTAACAAAAGAACGAATGAATAGTTCGTTTCATAAGTCTTGGCAGAAAGTAAGGGATGCAGACATAGAACAGTTAGTAAGAGAACAACTCATTCATTACTTCACTACGTATGGATTTGAACGATTAGGCATCTATGATGAAGGAACAGTATATATTCCTGTTGAAGATTTAGAAATACCAAAGATAAAAGATTTCGATAAAGTTCCTATCGTAGTAATCAAAGGCTATACTAAGAAAGAAATAAAGGAGAAGACACTTGACTTAATCAATACAGGTATTGCTTTAAGCGAGGAATCCATTACCGACATTCTTTCCCTTATAGAAATTATATCTTTCACTGAAAAAGAAATACACAGTATGAAAAATAAAGAAGTAAAGATAGCGTTATATGAATATTGCAACTTATTCCCTGAACATCCTATTGAATTTTTGCGTTATATTATTTACAAGCTTACAGGAAAGACTCTCTTGATTAAAGACAGGGCAACAATAGAACAGTTGAAGACAGAAGGACATGACCTAGTTATTTCTTCTTTGTTAACGAAGTATAAAGACAAAAATGGATTAGAAAGATTAGCAAGTATATTCTATAGATGCAAACCTTTGTTCTTAGCTTTACGAAGGTCTCCGCAATCAAAAGTATTGATTAACAAAATAAGAAGATTAGCGAGAGAACATCATAAGCCAATGGAACAAGATTATCTTAATCAAGTAACTGCATTTTTAAAGAAAGGAGAAATCCAACAAGATGTCTTAGAAACTAACTTGAAGAAGGCTAATGTATTCAGGAAAGTAAGACTTGCCTATGCACTTCAATTTAGATTGAATAATCCTGAAGCTATCGTGTACAAGATACGTAATGGAAAGGGGTATGCAAAAGAATTCACTACAACATTCTTACAACGAACAAGAGCAAAAAAAGCTTTAGATACTATCATGACTTCCCTTATCCAAGACGTAAGAAAGAACGTGAAAGACAAGAAGATATTCATCCCAGAACATGTTAACTATGCCTTGCCAGCATCTGGAAAGCAGTTCACTGGAGACTTCCCTTCAGGAACATCCATTGCAGTACCAGAAGATATGGTATTTGGTGTTCATTGGGAGAATGTAAGTGGTCATCGTATTGATTTAGACTTAGCACTTATTAATCAAGAAGGAACTAAGATTGGATGGGATGCTGATTATCGTAGTGAAGACAGAAGTATATTATTTTCTGGAGATGTTACGAGTGCACCAAAGCCTAAAGGTGCTTCGGAATTATTCTATGTAAAACAACAAAAGAACGAATCGGCTATCTTAACAGTTAATTACTACAATTATGAGGAGAAAGTTCCAGTCCCTTTCAAGATTTTAGTAGCGAAAGAAAAGATAACTCAACTGAAACAGAATCATATGGTAGACCCAAACAATATCGTAGCTGTGACTAAAACTAACATCAACCAAAAGCAAAAGACGTTAGGATTATTAACGACTGAAGGTGGATGCAAGTTTTACTTTGTTGAAAGCTATATTGGTAAGGCTATAAGCTCTTCTAGTTCAGACTTTATGATGAATGCTCGGAAATACTTATTTGATTTCTACACAAACACAATTAGTTTGAACGATGTCTTGAAGAAAGCTGGAGCAGTCATGGTAGAGAAGAAAGATGATTGTGATATTGATTTGTCTCCAGAAACGTTGGAGAAAGCTACAATCATTAACTTGATGAAATGAGGTGAGGCACATTTTGGTCAGTTCCGTTGGAGTGAGTTAAGGCAACGTAAGGAAATACACACTATTAAAAAGATTAAATTCTTCGGGACAAGTAGTCCTGTAGTGTAGAGGCATCACGCAGGGTTTTGGGCTCTGAAACGAAAGTTCGATTCTTTCCAGGACTATTCAATGGATGGTTGGTCTAATGGTTATGACCCCATGTTTGGGGCATGGTGACAGTGGTTCGATTCCTCTACCGTCCATAAGGGCGATTGGTCTAATGATATGATACAAGTTTTACATGCTTGGGAAGGGGGTTTGATTCCTTCATCGCCCATTGCCTTAGTGGTGTAGGAGTCAGCATATTACGTTGTCTGCGTGATGACTTGGGTGCAAATCCCAACTAGGGCGTACAAAGAATGAACAAAATAGGAAAAAGCGATTGGTGGAATTGGCTAGGATTTATTGCTATAATTTGGGTTCTATCAAATTTGTTTGATAGTGGTTTTATAGAAGAGCAAGTAGAAGAAGCAAACTTCACTATGGAAGAGATAAAGAAACAGTTAGCTTCTTGCCAAAAGGAAATGGAGATGCGTCCTACAGTCACAACAAATGAAGTGTGTTCTAAAGATTATTCGCTTTGGTCTTATTTTTGGACATTCTTTATTGTAGGTATCATTCTTGTTATAGGTTATGTGTTCATTAGGGGAAGAAAGGCTTAGTTGCAGAGAGTTAGGGTATGGGTAGTTTTCCCTATGCATTTGCATAAGGTTTTTCTCCACCTCCAAATTCCCTAGCCTGTAAAAATTAAGGTACGGTTCAGCTAGGTAGGGTTGGGAACGATAAGGTGAGTTCTGTTTTAGTAAGTTACGGCAAAGTGCATTCGGGTATGATATGGTTAGGTACTTTCACCTAAAGATTTATATAGAAGCTCTTCTTTTTAATTATATAATCAGTGACTAAACAAATAAGAAGACAACTTTCCCAAGCAGAAAAAAACATTTGTGAAAAGCAAATCAGACGTTTCAAGCAGGACATCGATTTCTATAGATATGAACTAAAACGTAAGCAAGAAGACCGTCTTGTCGGTCTGCCATTGACGATTAAGAAGAAAGAGCGAGAGCTCGATGCTGAAATCAGGGGTTTGGAGGCAGCCACAAGAGAGCTCAATGTCAAAACCACACATCTGCAATCGCAAGTGCGTGACGGTGTCGTACATAAGATTCCGAGAAAGCAGATAAAACTTTTCGGATACAATGTTCTCGAAGATGAAGAGGTAGAGGAGTTAGTCTTACCCAAAAGGATTATCGAACTCCTGCAGACTCATGGCAAGAAGCAAAAAACAAAAGAAGAGAAAAACGAGGATAAGAAGATATGATGCTTATACTCAAACCCAATCTCAACGAGTGGATGAGCGAATGAAAAGGCTACATCAGTCCAGAAAGGAATATGATTATGATGTTCAAGAATTACAACACGTGGAAGCTTCGACAGGCTTTCTTTCACCCAAACAAACCGAAACGGAGGAAACAATAACAATGGCTGAAATTATAGGAGTTATGAGAAGAGCCACAAGGGACGAAGAGGAAGACTTCACCAATGTGGGTCCAGGAGGAAAAGTACCTTTCGATAGAATACTACGGAAGAAAGTTGGTATTTTCGAACAAAAGTATGCAAAACTGCACCAACCATGGTGTAGAAATTGTGCAAAGATGGACATTCGGGATGAGAAGAAACGTATGGAGCTAGAACTTTTACGAAGAAGAGGTAATGTCAGGGAAGCTGACGTTGAAGATATAATAAAGACAAAGTTGAACATGGATGACTTGGACGAATACGGAAAGAAAGACCGTTTCGAATTTCTGGAAGAGTTTGAGGCTAAAGAAAAAACACTTATTGGTACTAGGGGCTTCCTCAGATTGATTGGTTATGATTGGGACTACAAGTGCAAAGTGAGGGGTTGTCGCATTGCCGTCTTCATTCCGTTGCGTGTTTGGGAAGACCGCAAGGGTGTCAAGGTAGATGTCGAGGACATTGAAACAACCGACCTGGAAGAGATTCAAAGACGGGAAGAAGTGGCGAGGGAATTGCATGAGAAGAAACTGAAGGAAAAGAGTAAGAAGAACAAGAAGTAATTATGAGAAATGATAAATGCAATAAGCTTGAGGAATCTTAAACCGATTAAGACAACAGAACAAGCAAAAAGGTTAGGAAGGAAAGGTGGCAGAGCGAGAACTCAAGCAAGAAAGGTTGCTCAGAAATTGCGAGGATTAAAAAAAACAAATCCTGCTATAGCACATCTTATGCAACTCGCTGGAACTACTAACCCTACTGAAACACTGGAGTTCATTATGAAGAGGGTCGGTTTGCAAATGCAACGTATCGCTCGATTACCTAATGAGTCTAAACGCTTTTATGCTGAAGATAAGCTCATGGAAAAAATGTTACGTTTACACCAGCTCAAGTTTGGAGAAAAACACCAAAACCTAAATATTAATATTGACGCAGAAACAATCAGAAAGAAAATCCTCGAAGCAACAGAACCTTAATGTTGATATTAGGAATCCTTATACATTCCAATGCAAAGTATTAAATCAGATTCCTCATGCTAAGCAGAAAGAGATGTTACTCTCACCTGCTAAGCATAAGACTGCTCGTTGTGGGAGAAGAAGCGGCAAAAGCCAAATGATTGGCGGAGAACTCATTAGAGGTTCTTGGTTCAAACTATATCCTCGACAGATTGTGATAACTCCTTTTTATAGACAGGGTATTATTGTGTGGGAAAAGATTTACGAATTGTTATACAAAGCAAACGTTCCCTTAATGCAGATGGCAACCTTTGTTAAAAACCCTCGACCTCGTATTACAATAGGTGATTGCCTTATTGATTTCGGTAGTGCTGATAATCCTAAAAGTTTAAGAGGTGATGCTTATGACCGAATATTTCTAGATGAAGCAGATTTCTTAAAAACAGATTCTATGCATGCTATTAAACCATTAGGCTTTGATACAGGTGCTCCTATTTGGAGAACAAGTACAGCTTGGTTGAACGGTGATTTTGATGAGAAGTATGAAAGAGGGATGAGGGGAGAAGAAGGCTATGCGAGTTTTACCTTTAACTATAAAGATAATCCTTATTTGCATGAGGATGGTGTTAAGGATATAGAGTTAGACATTGAAGAGTATGGTATAAACCATCGTTATGTACAAGTAGAGATTTTAGGGAATAAGGTAGAAGGAGTTGACTCATACTTCAAACGTGAACTTATCCAAAAATGTATGGAAGACTATGACCTTATCGACCTCAATACGTTCTCACCATTCAGAAAGAATATCTATGTCTTAGGGGTGGATGTAGCAAGGAAAGGAGAAGACAGTAGTGTATTCATTGTTATAGAGAAATCACACCTCGGTGAAGGTTTAAAGGTTATTTATTTGCAAGAAACAAAGCAGAGAGAACTAACAGATACTATAGGCAGAATAATCTATCTCCATGAGAAATTTAATTTCAATGCTATTTACATAGATGAAACAGGTGTAGGTGGTGGTGTGTATGATGTCGTTAAAGAAAAAATAAAGAGAACTAATGTTGAAGGTGTTATCTTTACTACTCAGTCTAAGATGGATATGTACTCTAACTTAGAAGTTCACATGAATCGAGGATTGCTTACACTTCCTAATCATAAGAAATTACTGTATCAATTGATGGACTTACGATACGAGTTTATTGGTGGAACTTCACAAGCTGGACAGATGAAAATACACCATAGTGAAAAAGGATATGATGATTATCCAGATGCATTAGCAATTGCATGTATGCACTTCCAAACAAAAAGAAAGAGGATGCCGTTCGGAGTAAAGTAAGGAATTATATAATTATTTACAAGTTTTTATAAACAAAAACATCCATACAATAAACTAAACTTCATCGCTTTCATTATCATGACATTCAAAGACTGGCTAAAAAGAGATTTACAAAAAACGAAGGAGCTTATCAAACCCGCCTTCCGACTTTTCGGCATTCCGAACGGCGATAATGCTTTCGTTAACGAACAATTCAAGGGCGAAGTTCTTCGGAAAGAGTTTAAATTTAATAAAGACTTGGGTGAAGAACATCCGTTTGATTTTGCCCTTGTTGAAGGCTTGTACGCCAAGTTTCCCTTTGTCAATGGTGTAATCGATAAGTATGTTGATTTCATTGTCGGTCCTGGCTTCTTTGTAAAGAGCGAAGATTCCAAGGCTGAAGAAATTATCACACAGTTCTTGCAGGATGTGAAGTTTGATACCCTTCTGCGAAAATGGGTGAAAGAAGCACTTACCAAAGGAACTGGCGTTCTCGAGATTGGTGGCAGTAAAGAAGAGGGAATTCGTGGCTTAAAGGTCTTGGACAGCAAGTGGGTTTTTATCAAGCGTGACGAGAAGGGAAACATAGAAAAGTTTAACCAACTCAAATTAAACAAGAGAGGTTTATTGGGCTCTGCTAATCTTGGGTTGGGTGATTTCACGTCTTTCGAGCCAGACCAAATAGCACTGCTTACCCTGAACAACGTGTTGTAATTCTTGAACATCATAATCATATTCCTTTCTGGACTGATGTAGCCTTTTCATTCGCTCATCCACTCGTTGAGATTGGGTTTGAGTATAAGCATCATATCTTCTTATCCTCGTTTTTCTCTTCTTTTGTTTTTTG